AGTATTTTATTATCTCCTTTCTCTCCTCTTCAAATGTGATACGCACCTCTTCTAGTGCGTCACTATCTACTTTAAATCCACGCATGTGTATCTTTGATAACTCAACCACCATCATGTTAGTCAAGTACCTAATCTTGTTAAGACCTACATCATTGGTGCTATTAAGTTTTATGTTAAGTTCATGTGCCAGTTGCTGTGTTGCATGTAAGTCAGCACTAAGATACTCTGACAACTCTGCATGTGGTATGTCACGTACAGACTTACCCTTCTTAAAGTATTGTTTAAGGGTGTCCTGCTTCTTAGTCTCTAGCTCGTATCTCTCAGCACATGCTTCAAGAGATAGTGGCTGTTTGATACCACGCTGAACGATGTACTCCATCATCATAGTATCAAACACAGCCCCATAGTATTTAAATCCTGACTCCCATAACCACACAAGATCGTGACTGATGTTGTGGCCTATCAGCACAGTAGCTTTATCCAAAGCATCCTGCACTATCTTGTGTCCATCAGTGGTGGGTGACACCTCACTGTGATCAAAGGTAACTATTGTTTCGTTACCGTGATCATCTAGCATACCCACCATAACCAGTGTATTCTCAGGTTCAAAAGGATCTAGATGTAACTTACCGTTACGTTTTATAGTTGTGTTCTCAACGTCTAAGGTAAGTTTCACTTGTCTATCACTTTTCTTGACCAACGATAGATGCTTTAACTGTTCCATCATTTTCTTGCTCCACTTTCTTTGGGATCTCAAGGAAGTTAAAGTTTACACTAAAGGATCTACGTTCACCCTTAGTCTTGAATGGATAAACACAGTGAAACAACTCACTAGGAAACAAATAGAAGTCACCCACCTGTGGCTTAACCATAAAGTTTGTAGCACTATATGTGCTGGCAGTGCCATGCACGAACTGTATATGTCCGTGTGAAGGATGATGATCTTTGTAGTCCTCTTCCCATTCAGAGTCAATGCCATCAGGCAGTTTAAGATAGCCAACGCATGACATTCTACATCCTGTATGTAGGTGCAATGGGTTGTAGTCATTCTCAAACTGACGCACCATCCAACCTGATATAAACTGCACAGAGTAGTTATTCTTCTCTGTGTCTAGCATGTTCTGTCCATACGAGTTACGTATCGTAGCTGTGTTATTGTAGCTACCTACAAACTGTTTGATCTCGTTTAAGAATGTGTCTCGCATCTCATCTGTAAAGAACAACTCCTGCTTTACCTTACCGACTAGCTGATCAGAGTAGTCTGTCATGGATGCAACGTCTTTATCAAAGAGTGCATTCATATCTGCTACAAACTTTGCACTTAGTTTCTTGTAACCCATAACAGGTCCAAAAGGAAAGAAGATCTGTTCCTCTGCATCTGGTTTGGGTCTAAATATATTTACCATGTGTGTCCTCCTTATGATGTAAATCTAGATATTTGATTGTCTAATTCGCATGTTACAACGCCATGCCAGCCTGTAATCTTGTTCTTACCAACGGTGATATGTCTCTCAGGATCTTCGTCATTATCTCCCCCTCCTGTTATGGTATTTCTAGCAAGCAACAGTATTAAATCTGCCTCTGCTGCCTTACCTGTTTTAGATCCTTCCATCATAGTTTGGTCTAGAACAACTCTACCTGTAGCTTCAGCAGATAACTGAGACATATAAAATATAGCACAGTCATGTTGCTTTGCAATCTGCCTAGCGTGTATTGCGTTCTGTTTTAGTAGCTCATGCGTACTGATAGTTGTCGAAGTTTTAGCAAATTTATCGCCC